CTTACAGTTGTAACTGCTTATGTAAAGGCAGGATATACTCTGGTATCCCCTGGAACCTTTGGATTTAATATAATCAATCCCCAAGAAACCATCTATGAAGATATAGGCACTGAGGATCTACTGAACATGTTCAGTGTTGGTTCATTCCTTTATACACCTTCAAAGACCTTTCCTATTGTTGGAAGGGGAGAAATTAGTCCCAACGAACTTCGTCTCAGAATCATATCAAGTGATGTGACCACACTCGCCAAAGGTGTAAACATCTTATCGGACGATGATGAAGCAACATCTGATGACTCTGAAGATATTACGTCTGGTTTTCTTTCAGGAAAAATTGAGGACAACTACTTTGATCTATTTTATACTCAAAATGAACCGATAGTATATCTGGCTCCTGATAAGAGTAATCAAAGTTCTCTATCGGCTAGAATTGTAGATGAAGCATGGGTTCAGGACCTAAAAGCATTCTCTTTGGTGTATCAAGAGGAAACAGCAAAGCAGAAAGTAGAAAATTATAAAGCTGTGGATTTGGGAACTATTTCGTACAAGTCTCCAATTACGGGACTCTATACGGCTCGAAACATTGATCCTGCGGTAGGTGGTATTCCTGTCTTTATTAAACCGATGGTTCAGGGTTATGATGTTTATGGCGGAGGATTTGATGGAGGTGGTAATCGTCTTCCTGGGACAGGAAAATATCTAACAGAAGAAAGAGCTCTAAAGCATCCTGAAACAATAGAATATTTTGATACATGGAAAGTATCCATTAAATCCGATTTTTTAGTTAAAACAATTGAGACGAGAACCGCACCTGCTACACCCGTCTATACTATCTATGGCACCGGTAAAGAAAATACAAATACTAATTTTAAAATGAGGCATAGAGTGATTCCAAACAGTAATTTACCTACAATGGAACTGTTTTTGGAAGGAGACACTCAATTTAGAAATCTAAACTCTAATCAGTTTCCTTTACCCTCTGTAAAAGAATACTATAATAATCACGAGTTTTATTATGTAACGGATACCGAACACTTCTTTGATTTTAGTTATCCTACTCTTGGAGCTCTAGTAAATACCAATGGAACTATCAATTCAGCTATGGATAGTTTTTATTCTCATAGCATAACAAATATAGTTAGTAGATTAGGAGGTCAATTCGGCTTTGATGCATATGATGATGGCAAGGGAGAGATACAAATTTTTCCAGTTCCGAATACTCGTAACCAATTTTATGCTCAGTGGTTATTTTTTGAAAATCCTCCTGTTGAAACAGGGGAGGATACAGGAAATTTCCATACTATCTATTATTCTACTGGAGGTTATGGGTATACTACGAATTTCGGTGACGCCAAAATATATTACTCTACTATAGATTTAGATGGAAACGAAACTCTAGAAATTATAATTCCTGAAATATACCAGTTTTCTGTCACAAGAGTGTCATCACCTAATGTTACCTTGGAACGTCGGGCTAGTTTAAACCTAAAAATCTCTATAGGTCCAGAACCTGGTAATCTGCTTACAGGTCGTGAAACGGATACCATCGGAATGGTTAATTCAAAGGGAGACCTGAGTTCAAATACAGGTGTTAAAATAGATGGTCTTTTATCTAATATACCACCTGGCAGTTTAAATCCATTCCCTGCAGGAGGAGCCGATGGTAGAACTATACTTTACAATGGTAATGGTACTTATAAACCCTTCATGGATCTTCTTTCATATCTAGGAACAAGAACCTTTCTGCAATCAGGACAAGGAGGAACATATAACAACTATGACCCAGTTAAATTATTGAAATACGACCTCAATGACCAAACTGCTTTTATCTCCGTTCCTCTTTCCGGTAAACCTACAACTGAATATAGTATTCTGTTTTCTTTAAAAACTTATACATATTTAAATGAAGTTGTGGGAACTGAGGCATTATCAAGTCAGGATATTCAGATTGAATTTAAAACTGATTCCATCGGGCTTGCAGTTGGTAAATCAGTAAATGTTGTTCCACCTGACCCTGGTTTTATCCGCAGAGCCGAGTTTGTAAAGATTGTATCCGAAAGACCTCTTGGAATTACTTCAACATCAACATATGAAAATACATTTCTTAATTGGCTAAGAGAAACAAGACCAGCCTTATATCTCGATGCAATAAGATATTCCACTCGTGATAATACAATTAACTTTGCACTTTTAAATGATTATCTTTCCACAAAATTAGTTTTCTCCGTTGATAAAGCCAATTCAAAGGCAGGAGAATCTGTGTCTTACTATAAAGATAAAAACGGAAACATTATAGATCAAGCTCTACTTACAACTGCTCCTAATGCAGAAAGAGATTTAATTCAATACAAAAATCTGTCAGGTATTTCATCCTAATGATTAAAAAAATCGACTATCCATCTCCTCTGGTAGAAACATTACAACCGGAGGAAACATTAACTCAGGTCACAATCTATCAAGATGAACTAGAGAAAAATGATAAACGAAGAAAGATCAGAGTCATTCGTCCTGAAAGAATAAAGGACTTTGTTTCCAAGTATAGAACTCTTCTGAATGATGATCAGGGAAATTATACAGAATAATGCCTCTCAAATCGAAAAATGTCATACCGAATACGGTTTCGGTTCTTTCGCCTGAATCGTATGTCCTTGATTACATTCAGTTAATCAACCATATTTCTCTAGGTTCTGATCCCATTGATATACAGGGCATTGTGACCGAATTTTCGATCACGGAGAGTATCTATTCTCCCGGGCTTATCTTTACTTGTTCCATTAAGGATTCAGTTAACTTAATTGAAACATATAAACTCAATGGGCAGGAAGTGATTAGAGTTTCCATGCAGAGAAAGGAACCATCGGGTAACTATCAGTCTGTAAAGTTAGAGTTCTATGTTTCAGATTATCCTCTTTACTCTAAAGTTGATCAGCATACTCAGGTATACAAAATAACTGGCATTTCACCCCATGTTTTTATCTCTGATTTAAAAAATATATCGAGACCGATGAAGGGTAAAACCACTGCGGAAGAGATAAAGAAACTGGTGAATGAAGATCTAATGAGTTCGTTATCAATTAACGGTTCAGCTATATCTAAAGTAACAGGTGTGATTCCAAATCAAACTCCTATTTCAGCTATTTCATGGTTACTAGATAAAACATTTGATGACAAGTTTACTCCTTTCTTTTTCTATCAAGTTCTATCGGGGCAAATAGTTCTTCGCAGTTACCAAGACATGGTTTCTGATGAGGTATATGGAATCTATGATGATAAAAAATTAGTTATCTCGCAGGGTGGGCGCGAGGAATCTGCAGTGAATCGGTCATATCAAGAGAAGAAAAACAAAATCATAAAGATGGATTCTTCTTATAGTGTTTCTAAAATCTTTCCTGCCAAATCAGGAGCCTATGCTTCTGAGGGTGTTTTCATCGATATAGGTAAAAAAAATCTAACAAGTTTAAAGTATGCATACAAGAAGCCCGAACCAGGCACTTCTCTGAATGGTAATGAAACGGTAAAACTAGATTGGAACTATTCTATTTCACTAGATGAAACCAAATCATTAACTCAAACTACCGATGCGTATCAGGTATTCTTTAATACAAATTCTAGTTCACCACACAGTTATTCTCTTCTTGACAAAGGACCGCAGTATGGTAAGAGGATTTCTATCATTGAAAATATAGAATACATGACTCATGAATTATCTTTATATGGAGACTTCTCTCTATCATCAGGTTCAGTGATTGAGATACGAGTTGTGAAAGCAGGTGATCCACATGTCATTAGAAATTCCGAAAATGGTTCTTCTTCTTCCGATATTTACGATTCTGTTCTTTCGGGTAAATACCTAGTCACCGGTATCTCTCATATGTTCGGAGAGGACTATTATTGCCGAGTTCGTATCAAAAAGGATAGCCCATTGTTTTCACTTTCAAAATGAATTTTATTCCCGAAACCGTAACCTCTCCTCTCTTTCCACACAATGGATCCTTCTTTTGGTTTCATGGAGTCGTCGAAGATATTACCGATCCTCTTAAAAACGGAAGAGTGAAGGTAAGAGCAATTGGATACCACACTCAAAATAAAAAACAACTTCCTACTGCCGATCTTCCTTGGGCCGTTTCTTTAACACCTATCACATCGGGTTCAATTAAGGGAGTGGGTATTTCTGCTACCGGACTTAAAGTTGGTTCTTGGGTTCTTGGATTCTTTAGAGACGGTTCTTCTGCACAGGAGCCAGTGATTCTAGGATCCTTTCAGACATCTACGGATGGAGTCGATGATATACCCGTTGCTGCCAAAACAAATTATCCCTTTAGGTCTGTTATTCGTACCGAGAGTGGCCATGAGATTATTCTGGACGATAAAAGTGGCAGTGAAATTATAAAGATTCAGCATAAGAGTGGTTCAAGTATTACCTTTCAAACCAATGGTGATATTGACATTACGGCCGGTGGTAATGTCAATGTTAAGGCCGGTGTTAATGTCAAGGTTACTGGAACTCGAATTGATCTCAATTAACTTTTATAAATAAGCTAATGGCTGTTCCTGCTTTCAACATCTCGGATTTTAATGGTAAGGATACTAACTCTAGAGTTGCTTATAAGTCTCTGTATTCAGATTTGGATCTTAAGTTCCTTAAACATCCTGTTAAAAGAGATATAGTTCCTCTCATCGACATTGATGCAGTAAAGAATTCAGTAAAGAATCTCATACTTACAAATTTCTACGAAAGGCCTTTCAAACCGTTTTTGGGTTCGGACCTTTCAGCTCTACTGTTTGAAAATGCAACTGTATTCACTGCTCACAAACTAAGAACTCAAATAATGAGGGTGCTTGAGGAGTTTGAACCAAGAGTAATAGATATTGCAATTCAGATATTTGATAATGCGGATGCAAATGAATACAATATCACCATAGGTTTTACAATTATAGGAATAAATAGAACCGAAGAGATCAACCTATTCCTTAGAAGACTTAGATAATTTTATGGCACAAAAGCTAACAGTTACCGAATTAGATTACGATGCAATTCGTTCTAATATAAAAGCATACTTTACAAGAGAGGGTTCGGCCTTTAAGGACTGGGACTTTGAAGGTTCGGGCCTTGCAAATATTCTCGACGTTCTTGCTTACAATACTCATTATAATGCCATGTTGGCTCACATGACTTTGAATGAGGGCTTTATTGATACCGCTCAGATTAGAGAATCGGTTGTTTCTCATGCAAAGCTTTTGGGATATACTCCTAAATCCAAAAGAGCTTCTACTGCAGTGATTAACGCTTTCTTTTACGCTTCTAGTTCGCCAGTAGACAAATTGATTCTTCCTCGCGGCACAAAGTTTAAAACAACCTTTAATGGAACCGACTATACTTTTGTTACGACTGAGGCAAACATTGCCTCTCGAGTTCCTGCCACAGGTGGATACCTATTTACAAATATGGTTGTGGCTCAGGGTATTCTGACCAGAGCATCTTTCATTGTTGATTCCAATATCACCGATAGATCATATATCATTAAAGATGCAAATCTGGATACTTCTTCAATGAAGGTATTCGTGAGAGCCAATGCAGGTTCTACTTTGGTACAAACATTTTTACCCTTTACCTCGCTATATGAAACCACTTCGGAATCACAGGTATATTTCTTAACAGAGAACTACTCTGGTAATTTTCAGTTAAAGTTTGGAGATGGAATCTTTGGTAAGAAGTTAATTAACCTTCAAATCGTGGAAGTTGAATATATTTCTACTCAAGGTAATGTGGCAAATGGTGCAGGTGGTGTATCTAATTCCGTAGGGAATTGGGAATATGTTTCAGGTGCTCTGGATCCAGAAGCAATCTCTGCCGACATAGATCCAATTATTACCACTGTCTTTACTGCCGTTGGTGGAGACGACAAGGAAGATATTGAATCCATTAGATTCAATGCTCCTATTTCCTTCATTGCACAGAATAGAGCTGTAACAGCAAACGATTATATTTCTTTAATTCAAAAGGAATTCGGAGCAGTCGATGCCATAAATGTATGGGGAGGAGAAGATGAAGATCCCATTACACCATCTGGTGCAGGCAATGTTTATATTTCCATTAAACCCAATGATGATATTTCGGAAAATGGAGAAATAGTGACAAAGTCAAAACTATCTGAAACCGAGAAGGACACAATTTTAAAAATCCTTGATACAAAAAGAGTGATTACTCTTAAGACCGAATTCGTAGATCCAGATTATACTTATCTCTACATGGATGTATTCCTTAAGTTTAATCCAAACCGAACATCTGAAACACCGAAGGAACTTGAATCTAACATTACATCAAAGGTTCTTTCTCCTTTCAAAGAGAACCAGCTGCAAAAGTTTAGTGGTGTTTTCCGATATTCCAAATTCCTAGCTGCAATTGATTCTTATAACCCTGCCATTCTTAATTCATTTGCCAGAATCTATTTGTACAAGATTTATGAAAACACCACATATGAGTGGACAAACATTACATCAAACATTCAGCGAGTTCGTTTTGATTCGGTAACAAATAAGATCTTTTTCGATACCTTTACAAATGCAAATCTAGTTTCAGGAATGACCGTTTCATTCTTTGTAACAGGAGGTACCGGTATCAACTTTCCTACAGTAGCAGACCAGACCGGAGAAAATATTCCAATTACAGTTGAAAATGATTATACCTTTTCTGTTGCAATTGATGCAGGAAATACTACTGAAACTGCTTTATCTTTTGGTTCTGTTTGGATAAACCGTGCGGGAACTCTTTCAAACAATACCATTGATTTTTCTGCAGGCCTTTTCAGAGGACAGGATAAATCATCTCCTCTTCTTGAATGCGCCCCTTGGTCTTACACTTATTATACAAGTGGATCCGGTGGAACAGCTCCGGGATATCCTTCTAGAGGCGTAACTGGCACCTATGTTACCAGTTTGGTTAAACTTTTAGATGAGGCTATTTCCGATTCTCAGAATGCTGATACGTATGGTACTAGAAATGTTTATCTCGTCCGTGCTTCAGATAATGTAAAACTGTATAATAGCGTAAAAGTTGGAATCTTAGATGTTCCTACTGGAATTGTTTTACTGGATAAGCCTATTACTAATATACCTATTACAGCTGCAACCTCTTTTAGAATAGATGCTGTTCCAGATTCAAATGATATTGCTCCAAAACGAAATCAACTTCTTGACCTAGATTTAAAAGAGACAAGCGTTATAGCCGAAATTGATACAATTGCAATAGGTGGTTCTGCAGGTTCTATTAACTACAATACATTCAAGAAGAATAGAAATTCAGATAATGATACTGCGGTAATAAATTAAAATTATGCCTACTTTAGATTTAACTAAAAAATCTTATAATTTTGAATCCAGTAGGGTTGAACAGTTATTTCCAAGAGAATTAAGAAGAGATTCGGCTACATTAATTGAATTCCTAAAAGAGTATTATAGGTTCATGAACATGAAAGATGGAAGTGTTCCATCTATCAGTTATTCCGGACCATCATATGAAATTTCAAAGGCGAATGAACAGCATGACCTTGATCTTATTGATGACAAATATGTAGGACAACTGAAAGCTCTTCTGGCTCCTTATGTTCCCAATTCTGATATACTAGAAAACAAACAGTTACTAAAACTTATTGTTAAGTATTTCTATAACAATAGAGGATCTCGTGAATCGGTAGAAACATTCTTTAGATTATTCTTTAATACCACAGTTCAGATAATAGATAATGTTGACATAGATATTCTGTATACCGAAGAAATCACTCAAGGTAATTCTGCATATCAAAACTTACTCGGTAAAAAATGGAGACCCTATTCATATGGAATCTCAACAGAAATTCAGTCATACCGCTGGCAAGATGCATATAAAACTTTAGTGCATCCAATTGGGTGGAGATTCTTTCCTTTCCTTACATTTGAACTTTATAATACGAATAGGTATTCACAAATACCTGCATGGTTCTTTCCTTATAATTCTAATAAACTTGAGGATTGGTTTTATATTCCTCCTGCAGGAAGTCATACTCCAACCGCACAGCATGAATCTGGTTATCGGGCAGAGTGGTTTATTGATTTGATAAATGCTTCTGCAACAAAAGCATATTCAGATGTTTTATTCGGCGCTACAATATCCCAAGATGAAACTATTATTCATCTTGGGTATACAACAATACCCGAATATGACCGAATGGACCTTGCCAAGTTTGACTATGTTTCTAACCTAAAGTTTGAGGACTATGCAGAAATATCGGCTTACGGTTCATTCACAATTGAAGGAACCATTGATGAATATCCAAATGTATTCTCTGGAGATTTTGTAAATGTATCCTCCATTGTTCTTCTAGATAACGACAATAACCTTTTATTTGACGTTAATGATGCCACACCTCCAATTTATGAAAATGAAGATACTGACTAACAATTGGATAAATAAAACATAACCATAACTAACTAACTAACTATGTCCGCTGTAATTACTCCCCACTTTCGTCGTAGAAATGCTCAACGTGTCTATGAGGCTGCTCAGGCAGGAACCGATAGATACTATATTGGACTAGGCAAAAATGATCCTTGGTTGGATGATAATGATGCAGGTACATATGTTGTTCCTACTGGTTCCGATTTACAAGTGCAAGAAGCACTTATGAATCTTATTGCTATAAAGAGAGTTGATCTTCAGGATTCTAATGGTGATATAAATGGAACAGATAATAACATTAGTTTTGTTGTTCCAAATGTCAAATGGACTTCCGGTGGAGTATATAAGTCTTGGGATCCTTCAGATACCAATAGTTTCTATGCTGATACTGCTTCTAATCCAGCTTACGCAACATATAACAATGCGCTGTTTATCTGTGCCAAAAGAGGCAACGGAGCTTCTACAATTGCACCCACAGCCACAGGAACAGTAGGAACAATTGTTTCTCAAAATGATGGATATTCTTGGGTTAAGATTCAGGAATCTACAAATGTTGCACTTCATCCTCTTTTCACCAAGAGTTACTATCCTATATTTTCCATTACCAATGCTCCAACTAATTCTTCAGGCAAAATAGTACGAGTGGATATATCCCCCCCTGCTGGTACTGGTGCAGGATTAACTACTGGTACTGGTACATATACGGTAAGCATTATAGGAAATGGAACAGGAGGACTAGCAACTGTCGTTGTATCAGCTGAGGGAGTTATTACGAGTGTAACGGTAACGAATGCTGGTCAGAATTATACCTTTGGTACCGTTGATCTTTCAGGTATCTCTATTGCAAATCCCACTACATATAGGACCACCGGGGCTCCGGTTCTTCGAGTTATCTGTGCTCCTAAAAACGGCTTTGCTTCTGACCCAGTAAATCAACTTCCTACATGGTTCCTTGGTTTTACTTCTACCTTTGATGGAGATGAAGGCGGTCAGTTTTTAATTGATAATGGAACTGATTATCGTCAGATTTCTCTTATAAAGAATCCTTCTTTTAACGAAGATTCACAGGGGCTTAATACAACCGCTCTACTTAAAATTAAGTTTACCTCAGGAGGAAACCCTCCTGTAACAGGAAAAATAGTTCAGTTTTTCAATGGTAATGCCAAAGTCGGAAGAGCATTTGTTGATTATGTGGACATTGTAGATAATAATAATAAATTCATTTATGTTCACCAGAACTATTCAACCGACGTTGATTTGGGCACAATAACAACTGTGGGAAATACATTTCGAGTATATGATCCCGTTACACGCGATTTAGATACCACGGTATATACAATTGCAGCAGTAACACCTCCTGAATATCTTAAGGGTTCAGGAGAAGTTGTTTTCCTAGAAAATAGAGGTCCAATTAAAAGATCTTCACTACAAGTAGAATCAATCAAAATAATCCTACAGTTCTAATATGAGTTATATTTTTACAAATATAGATGGATCAGAAATTACTACGATTCCCCTTGCGCCCGGCATCGCGGATTATGTAAAGAAAAATGATACATTTGAAACATGGAGAAAAAAGACCAATTGGTTAATTCAGGACTCCGGAAGAGATATTGTTTTAGGAGATGATACATCGGGTAATTTTATTTCTACCATTGCAGGAACTGCCGATCAAGTTCTTGTCTCCGGTTCAGGTTCAGAAAAATCAGCGGTCACTCTTTCTCTTCCTCAGAGCATTGGAAAAAGTTCTAATGTTGAATTTGGAAACATTAAGGGAACTGAGATTACTGGAACTATTCTTGTTGCCTCTGAGAAGATTACTTCTCCTTCAATTACTGTTTCTGGAACTGGAACTTTTAAAGTTCTTTCTGTAACTGATTCTTCCACCGTAACAGGCACGGGAAAATTCGGTACCGTGGAAACTCCTAACTTGAAGGTAACTTCTTCTGCAGATTTTGATGGAGTTGAAGTAAAAGCCACAGGTTTTAAAGGAGAAACTGCCAATGTTACGACCATAACTGGAAAAAACATTGAGGGCACTACCTCAATTACATCTCCACAGATTTCAGCCTCGCTCGATCTCTTTTCACCCTTGGCGCAGCTTAATACTCTTAGATCAACTACCATCAATGCGGACAGTGGTAATTTTGGCGCTTTAACTGCTAACAGTTCAACCATAGGTTCAGGTACCTTCACTACTTCATTAACCTCAAATGGAACTCTTCTTGTATTAGGAGATTCGGAATTTCGAGGAGACCTTGCAATTACAAATGGAAAGAAATTTGTAATTCCTTCTGGTATTACAAACATTCGAAATAATGAATATACTTGGCCTGCTTCTGCAAATGTTCAAAATACATTTCTTAGGTATGGAGCTGGTGGGCAACTTTCATGGTCTGAAATGAACGTTTTGTCTTCCGCTATTGTTTTTGAAGATGTAGTTCCAGTTGGTGTCATTGTCCGTTGGGATAAAGCAGATAGTCCTCCTAATACCAAATGGGCGTATTGCACAGGTCAAGCTATTTCATCTTTAAGCATTACTCAAACAGATAAGAATAAACTGATTGTCATCTATCCTGATGGTAGCCTTCCTACAGCTTCAGGTGTTATCATTAAGATTGCTGCAGATTTTGTAAAGAGATTTAAAGTTAATCTTGCAGAAGGTATTACCGGAACCAACGGAAATGGTGGCAGTGTTACTTATTTTGATGGCACTTCGGATTCCGATGCACCCGCCACTCTGGTCACTCTTAAGGTAAACTATGATACAAATACACTTGCGATTGACGGTAGTCAACTTAAGGTAAAGGATAACACATTCCTTTCTTTGGAATCAGGTGGCACAGTAAAGCGTCAGGTTAAAGTAAATGGTGGTTCAGACATTTCTTTTGCTAACACCTCTGGTGACCTAATTGTAGGAAATAACAGTTCAACACACATTGCCATAGATGGAGATGATATTCAGGCGAGAAATATCGGTGCCGTTTCTACTCTTAATTTAAATCGTCTTGGAGGAGCGGTCACGGTTACTGCAGCTCCTACGTTGGGAACTCATGTCGTGAATAAAACCTATGCTGATAAGTTTCTTCCATTAGCTGGTGGAACAATGTCAGGTGCTATTTCATTTAATCCTGCTACCTTTGAATCAACACATCTTGTCAATAAATCTTTTGTTGATGCAGCACTGAGTATCAAGGCCAATATTGCCAGTCCATCTTTTACTGGAACCGTTAACTCTCAAGGCCCTGTTATTGCAGGCTCATATAGCACTACCGGCAGTATCCTGGTCAGCGGCGAGGAGGGTGGAGTTAGGCTCAATATCTGGGACGGCAGTGGCGTAGCGGATGGAACCAAATACGGTTCGGTTCAAATTGTCCGTCCTACCAATGGCCACAATGGAGCGCATCTATCTTTTGTTCGGCACGGCACGGCGGTCGTTGGTTTGGGCTATAAATCGGCGTCCAACACATTTGGGTTTGGACAGGGGTTAGTGGGTGCTTTTGACCCTAATTATCTAGCAATAAATCAAAGTAATGGAAATGTAGGCATCGGAACCATTACTCCTTCAGTTAAATTTGATGTAGCTGGAGATATAAGAGCTGGCAATATTACTACCACGGGCCAACTTTTCATAAATAATGTAAATCCAACGATTCATTTGCAGGACACAGATAGCAGGTCTGCCTTGATTCATGTAAATAATAACAAATTTTATCTTCTTCAAGGCACCGGCAATAATTCTACTAATTTTACGACTGCTAGACCATTCGTAGTAGACCTTAACAGTGAATACGTTGGTATCGGTGTTGAAACCCCTACAAGCAGACTACACGTAAATGGAAATGTAAACGCTACATCCTATAATGGTCAAACCTTTAGTTCTACATCTTCTATTCGATATAAACAGAATGTACAACCTTTATTCAATGCGTTAAGCATTATTGAAAAACTTCAGGGAGTAACTTTTGATTGGAAAGAAACAGGAAAATCCGATATTGGTCTTATTGCCGAACAAGTAAACGAAGTCGTTCCTGAATTTGTATTAAAGGACGAGGAAGGACTTCCAAAGGGAATCGACTACGGTAAACTTACATCTATTCTTATTGAGGCTGTTAAAGAATTATCTGCATTGATTAAATCACAAAAATCTTAATATGCCCTCTGGATATAAAACAACAGTAAGAAGCTTATTCGGCTTATTCGGTTCAAGCCTAAGAGATTTAGATTCTATTTTTAAATATAGATATAGCCAAAAGAGGCCCGATGTTAATTTTATAGATGAAAACGGTAGCGATATAAGTAATAGATACGAGAAACTCAATAGATTTGATGTAAGAATTACTGTATCATCAACGGCTGAAACATACGAAAGGTATGGTAGGAAGAATAATGGTACCTTGACAGTTAAGGTAAACATTATACAATTGGATGCTACCGGAATCCAAAGCACTTTTAATTGTAGGGTAAGTGTTGGAAATATTTCCAAAACAAATGTTTTTAATTCCACTGAAACAGAATTTAAGTTTACAAATCTTAATCAAGGTACCTATAGTGTGGTTGTAACTGAAAACACAAGTGGAAAAAATATTACTCTTTCTGTTGTTTTAGGTGGATCTACTGTAGTATATAATTTAGATGATGGTGGTGAGGAATTATATACTAGGAATACAAATTTTTTCAGCAATGGAATAGATTTAAGATATTTATTTACTTCTAGGGATCATGTAAGACTAAGTTTTACTGTATCATCAACGGCTGAAACATACGAAAGGTATGGTAGGAAGAATAATGGTACATTGACAGTTAAAATAACCCAGGCAAACTATAATTACTATTTACCGTCGGGTACGCGCCATAATTATACCGTAACTGTAGGTGGTATTTCCAAAAACCTTTCTTTTAATGATGATACAGCAGAATTTAAGTTTACAAATCTTAATCAAGCTACCTATGGTGTGGTTGTAACTGAAAACATAAGTGGAAAAAGTGTTAGGGTCACTGAGACATTAGGCGGTCCTGCTGAATCATATAGTTTAACAGCATTACAATTATGAAAATTGGTTTAGTGACATATTCGGATAATATTTTTCGTATAGTGTTATCTAAATTTGAAAAATCAAAAGAGAAATATTGCAGTAAATACCAATTAGATTTTCATTACGAAAGTATCAACTTTGATAATACTTTTAAGCTCAGTTGGTTAAAGATAGATATTTTATTAAAATATTTAGAATTATATGATTATGTATATGTTACGGATTATGATTCGGTAATAATAAACGATGATTATGATATTCGTAAACTAATAAAAGAATCTAATAATGCAGATGTAATATGTAATCAATTAGATAGTGGTTTTAAGTTAATAGGATGTTCAATCTTTAAATCTTCGGTTAAAACAAAGTTATTTTTAAAGCATATACTCACTTTTAAAGATAACAGTAGATCCTTTTATGCCGAAGAAACTCCTTTTAATTTAATGTTAGAGGAATTTAAAATTAAGGTCCACATTGAAAAGAATATAAATCATATCATAAACATCCATGATGGTAAACCTAATTTTATGTTACACTATGCAAGTGTTTCAAATCCTCTTAAAATAAAAAAAATACATGCTGAGACATTCAATTACTCATGATAAAAACTCTTCAGGTTTACGACTTGATCGAAACGAATGTATATGTCCATCCATTGTAAGAAATATTCTCACAGATGCAAATATAGTTGAAGGTGATTATTGCAAATATACCTCTGCATATAATTTTATAGATTTACTATCTCAAACCTTAAAAGTTAATCCAGATAATATCTACCTTGATAATGGATCTGAAAATGTTTTAAAAAATCTAATATCTCTTTTACCTTGTTCACATTGGGTTATGCAATACCCTACATTTGAATTATTCCCTACGTATTGTGAATTATTTAATAAAAAAATAAAAACAATACCCTTTGATTATTTAAATGATATATTCAGTGCAAAGATTCCGTATAGTAAATCAGAAGGGTTATATTTAGTTGATCCTCATAACCCAACGGGACTATCATATTCGTTTGAGGAAATAGAATCATATTGTTTTTATTACAAATACGTAATTATGGATCAGGCATATCTGGATCCTATTACAGTAATAGAAAAACAACTTCCTTCTAATCTAATAATTGTTAGAACTTTTAGTAAATTAGGAGGGATTACGGGAATGCGCCTAGGGTATTGCTACTCTGGTGATCAAGAAGTAATAAAAAAGCTAAATCAGTTTAGGCCTATGTTTATGAATTCATTGACTTTAAAACTAGGCACAACAATTATATCCAACAACTACACTAAAAAAATCTCAAACGAATTTAATCAGGTTAAGGATCTTCTTAAACATTACTTTAAAGAAAATTATATACTTCAGTGTGGTAATTTTATTTTAGTGAAAAACGTTCCAACATATAAAGGTTATGATCTAAAACCTTATACCATATCTGATAAAAAATTATACAGAATGACGGTCTTTGATAAAGAAACTTTTGATCTATTATGAATATAATATTCACCTCATATCTAAAAATAAAAGATTCGGCTTGTGATGAATTATATGTAAATGAATTGATCCCACAATGGGTTAAAGTAAATCAAAAATACTGTGATGAAATTCATATCATAACAAATATACCAGATGCCTTTGCCCATTTAACAAACATACACCTACATTCTATTAGCATTACTGAAGCTTTTAATGGAGTCGATCCAAATGCAAAAGTTTTTCATCATCAGGTTAAATGTTGGAAAGTTTTCTTGGAAACATTAAAGGATAAAGAATGCTGTGTTTACTTAGATCCAGATGCTTTTTTATTTGATTCAGAGATTTTTAATATAGCATTTAATACGGAGCATCATCAATTATCTAAAAAGAAATTTCGTTATGGCGAATCGGATGCAGGCATTGCTATATTACGAAATACGCCTCAAACTAAAGAGCTGCTAAAAACGATTTTATCTGCTTTTGAAGATAAGGCTTTATCTCCGAGATGTATAATAGAACATTATTATGATAAAATGTTTCGCGGAGATAATAAGTATTATATTCCATGGTCAAAATATTCAATAGGTTTAAGGAATGTAATATGTGGAAACAATGAAAATCTAAATGCTATTCATGGAGAATATAATGGTAAAACAAAGCTAACGAGTGATCAGGAACATTTGCTAAGTCTAATATTAGAAAAAGAAAAACGTAGAAAATACTAATTAAACACATTATCAATATGTGTAAGCTTTTTAGATAAAGTTAGTTCCTTAATGATTTGATTTTCCTTAATGTAATTTGATTGGGTGTGTAGGGTACTAAAAATATTTTTAGGCATATATTCCTCGTAATAATGATGACTTTTTCTGTATGAATCTATTCCAAAATAATACACTTCATATCCTAAAGACAATGCATATATGATCGATTGTAATCCCAGCGAATGATAATTTAAATTATTGTGTTTTGTTTTACATATAACGTCAACTTTAATATTGTCTGGGATCTTATAGTTTATATCGTTGATTACGGAATTCATCCAAACGGAATTGATTGTAGAATTTGATAAAATATCCTTAACGGAATCCACCTGTGTTTTATCTGGATCAAAGATTACATCTTTATTTGTATCTGACCAACCGCAGTTCCCCCAGATAGTAGGAGAGCCCAGATAATCTTTATGACTCTGTAAATGGAATATTGATTTATTACATATCATTATTTCATCAAAAAATGAATTGATAAAATCTCCTCTTTTTCTTAAAGTAACATCTGCAGATGTTCCTATGATAACTATTTTTTTCATATAAATAAAATTATGACATTATGCGAATTAACATTAAATGGTAAAATCTATAGAGGAGAACTATTAAGCGAAAGTTTAAATGAGGTCACTTTAAAGCATATTATTTCTGAGGAAATATCAACCTATGTATTATCTGGTACATATGAAATTACTAAACATGTAATAGAAGAAAAATCATCTAATAAAATATTTCTAGAGTTCATATTTGAGGCCATAAAAAAATTAGAACATAATGTTTTGTTTACAAAGGAAGAAATATATGAAATTAGTCAGGTGAAAGATGTTATTTTAGAAATTCAGATTCAGAGTGTTCTAAAAACATTAAAAATTGGTAAAGAAAATATATCAATAGATATAGTAAAAGAAGCTTTAATTCAATATGCTAAAGAAGAAACATTATTAAATGTAGGTTTCATTAAAAACGATAATGACCTTGATGAAAATCAATGCAATATATTGATTTTAAACTTTAATGAAATCTTAAATAATTTTGCTGAATCATTAAAAGAAACAAATACCATAACGGATATGTATTTAAAAATACCGGATATATTTAAAGCGGAAGATTTAAAACACTTTCAAAGTTTGCAATCAATTATTTTATCAACGTGAGTTATTAAACCTTGTTTTTCCAATTTTTTTATTATCACGTATTGTTCCATATCTGGAGGTATAATACGTCCAGAAGGAAATTCTGTTTGATTCATATAATTTGTATATGTACCATAAGTATTTTCGATATGATGGAAATAATGTTCTCCTTTAATATAGGAATCAAAGCCAAGATAGTATACAGTGTATCCTAATCTTATTGCTTCAAATAAAATGGCCAAACCAATTGTGCCTACATATCCGGTATATTTTTTTATTACTATTGGAATTTGTTTTCCGTGAATATTTTTTGGAGGCGTAAACGGATATCTATCTTTTTCCCCGTTTAAGCTGAAACTATCTTCCCAGATTTCTTTTATACCCGTTTTAGAAATATTTTCGTATATTCTATTTTGAGCTTTAATTTGTTTTTCTTCATTCCACCATAAATCCCACCTTGGCTTTTCATCATGATCCAACTGTTCTCTTCGCGAATATTTGTAAAACTCTCTCTCGGTTTTTACCCATATTGTAGGATCACCTGTATATTCTTTAAATGTCTCATAGTGATTTATTGAATACTTGATAAAAACTACTTCATCAAATGTTTCGTTTATAAATTTGCCGCGTTTGCGTGAGGTTACATCCATCCCACATCCTATTACTAGAATCTTCATGTTAATTGTATTTGAGGACTTGTATTTGTTCTATTGATAATGTCTTCTTCTTTCATTTCTCTGTGCACCGGATTGGTACTATATACGATACTATTTGAAGATTTATTGCATAACAACTGATCACACCCATTACAATATGAATGTTTTGAATATTCGTTATTTTGGTGAGATTCTCGTAACGATGAATACGCTTCTCCATTTAGTATTTGTTCAAGAGTTTCCTTAGAAGCATCTCCTAAAGGCATGGATTCATTATAGTCGAAACAGCATGGTACGACAATTCCATTCCAGTTTATTTGAAGAGGCCCCGATTGTGGTCTTCCACAAGATTTTTTTCCTACCTTAGGATCTAAATCACGATATGTCTTTCCATCTCCGAAATTGTGTGGCTTCCATACTTCATAATAATCGGCCACTTCCTTAATTTCACTAGGACATTTATCTATTGAAGTTTCTCCATCAAAATCCAAGATGAAATGACTTACCTCTATTGTCCCATATTTTCTTTTAAGGTTTCCTAACAAAGATATATTTGCCAGCACTTGATCGAAGTTTCCACCCTTCATGGTCTTTTCATATTGCCCCTTGTCAAAACCGTAGAAACTTAATCGTATTTCATCCAGACCATTTTTAATTGCGCTTTCAATCTTTGTTAATGAAGGATCATAAGAAGAACGTTCCGAAAACATCGAGGCATTAGAAATTACATATGTAGTTAAACCTCTTTTCTTTGCAATTAAAATCTTTTCTTCAAGCGTAGGATCAATGAACGGCTCACCAAAATTAGTTAAAACAATTTTAGTAGCTCCCATATCCACGATTTGATCCACGATTTGAAGATACAATTTCATTGACATGATACCCTTTTTACGAGTATGCTTTTCTCTGGGACACATTATGCAATGATAGTTGCATAGATTTGTAGGTTCGATACGAACCTCTTTATTTTTAAGCTTCATTATGACTCCAGAGTTTACCAATTTTAGTACCGTTTATATCACATTTCTCGCAGGGAGTTAAACCATTACGTTTTGTTTTTATCATTTTGCTAACAAAATCTTTAAAAAAACTACTGTTTAAATATTGCTCCAGTGAAGTATCTTTAACATTTAAATTTGATTTTGATATTTCGGATTCTCTATGCCAATCAGAATGGCATAAAAGATAATTTCCATTCCAGTCTATCATTGCTTTATAAAATGGAATATGGCATGACCTATTTGGATTTATACCAGCTGAACTTTTAAAAGTAGATGTACCACCTCTATTATAAAACTCTAACGTTTCCTTAGAATAAACCTTTTTGATTGTTAAATTATCTAATGTATATTCACTTTCTTTTAATAATTTAAGTAAGGAATCATATTGTAGTTCATTATCATATAGGTCAATGCAAAGTGCTTTTAATTTAAATGACTCTAATTTTTTTAGAGTATCAATTGTAAGTAAGTCGGAATTTGTAATAAGAGATGTTGGATAGTTTTTAGATAGTATTTCTAATCCATACATAATATCTTTGCACATTAAAGGCTCGGAAAAACCACTTACGCATACTTCACCTTTATAATCAGATTCCTTTAATGCACGAACTACCGCATTAAAGATTTCAGGAGACATATGCTTATTTTGATTGGGATATATTTTTGGATCATATCTTGGGCAAAAGGAACATTTGCGAGTGCATAATTCCGTTACATTTAATTCAACAATAGAAATATTTTTAGAAAATATTCCTATTTCCTTCAATTGGTTCATATTGTATATATACAATATGAATGATTACCATCTTAATAAGAGGAATGAAAGATATTATGTTAATAGTTTAAAACATAGTTTCTTAGATACTCTTAAAGGATTAAGTTCCATTGAATTGTGTATTACAGAATTATGTAATCGTAAATGTTCCTTTTGCCCAAGATATGATCCAAAAATATATCCCAATCAAAAGTTATTCATGAGTTTAGATACGGTTACAAACCTAGCAAATAAATGTTTGGCCGAAGGATATGAAGGAGATTTTCATATGGCAGGTTTTGGTGAATCATTTACCCATCCATTTTTTCCTGAGTTGATTTCTATTATAAGAAATACATTACCAAACAACTTTTTTGTGTTAACAACCAACGGTGATTTTCTAAATGATAAAAATATTAAAGAAATCATTAAACCCAATTTTAATAAGGTTATAGTAAGTTGTTATGATGGCCTTGAACAAAAGAAGCATTTTATACAGCTATTTGAAAAGAATGGGTTTCATAACTTTGAAATAAGAGAATTATGGTTTAATACAGATGAAACAACCGAAGATTTAATGAATCGAAATAACTTTAATAATAGAGCTGGTTCGGTAAAAGCATCCTCACTGAAAGAAAATGTTAATAGAAATTCCCCTTGCTATTTTCCATTTTATAAGTTAATCATAGATTGGAATGGAAGTGCTGTATTATGTGCTAATGATTGGAAAAGAGCACACACTGGGTTTGGAAATATCAATACAAAATCCTTAAGTGATATTTGGAATGGAGAAGAGTTTATTAAAGTTCGCTCTCAGTTGGCTAAAGGTAATCGTGTTGGGCCCGCCTGTGCAAACTGCAATACCAATGGCACATTGGTGGGTAAAGAAAGTGTTGATTTATTCATAAAAGAAAGAATCATTTTTTAATAAACATTATGAATACAAACATTCATGTAGGATATGATCCTGAACAAAGCATTGCATATGATGTATGCAAATATTCTATTGTAAAACATTCCTCGAATAACGATATTAGTATCTATCCTATCAATGGTGATACAATTAAGGGATATGATAGACCAAATGATCCTCTGGCTTCTACTCCATTTACATATGCTCGTTTTTATGTTCCACTGATAAACGATTATAAAGGCTTCTCAATATTTTGTGACGGTGACTTTTTATTTCTAGAGGATATTCAAAAA